CCCACGGTCCCTCCCGTCTTTTTCCGTCTCCCCGGCGACGGGGGCGGCCACCAGAGCCGCTGTGTGGCCGTGTGCGGGCCTGGCGGCCGTCGGGCCAGCCGGCGCGTCGTCTCGAGGGCTGGCAGCGCAGCCCGTGCCAGCCTGTGCGGTCGTTCACTTTCGGCGCCCGTTTCGTGCACGTCGGCGCAGGTCATGGGTGTGCAGCCGTTACAACGGGCGGCTATGCTGCCGGCATGGTCTGCCACACCTGCCACGCCCGGATCGGGCCGCTGACCCGGGCCGACGCCAGGTACTGCTCGAGCCGGTGCCGGGTCCACGCCCACCGGCGGCTGGCGCCGCAGCAGCTGCGGGACCTCGACCGGTGGGTGCGCTTCGATGCCACGAAGCGGCCGCTGACGATCGACGGAGCCTGGGCGTCGTCGACCAACTCGGCGACCTGGTCGACGTACGCCGAGGCGGCGGCGAGCACGGCCGGGGTCGGGGTCGGGTTCGTGCTCAACGGCGACGGCGTCGTGTGTGTGGATCTCGACCACTGCGTCGACGGCAACCGGCTGGCCGGCTGGGCCGCCGACCTGCTGGCCGACTGCCCGGCCACCTTCATCGAGCGCAGCGTGTCGGGCACGGGGCTGCACGTCTGGGGCACCGGCCTGGTGGGCAAGGGTCGCAGGCTGCAGGTCGGCGACGGCGGGATCGAGGTGTACGGCACCAGCCGCTACATCGCTGTGACCGGCCGGCGCTGGTCGACGGCGCCGGCGACGCTCGCCGATCTGTCCGGGTGGTTGCCGGGTCTCGTCTGACCGACTCGGTACCCTCGGCGCATGACCGCAGCGAAGAAGCCGGCGGCGCGCAAGCGGGCGGTGAAGCCGCCGCCGGCGCTGCCGAACCGGGCGGCCGTCGTCGCCACGCTGGCCCAGCTCGAGGCCGACCCGGCGACCGACGCCCGGGCGCAGCTGGCGCTGACCTTGGCCGACGCCCTCGACGCCGGTGCGGGCATGGCGACGGCTGCGATCTCCAAGGAGCTGCGGGCGACGCTGCGCGAGCTCGAGGAAGGCGGCGGTGGGCCTGATGACTTCGACGTCTTCGTCGCTGGATTGTCTTCCTCGCTGGGCGACGCCAAGGACTGACCGCCCGACCCGAGGCCACGAGGTTGCGGCCATCGCCGAGGCGCTCGGCCAGCCGCTGATGCCGTGGCAGCAGCACGTCGCCGACGTCGCCCTCGAGGTCGGCGACGACGGCCGGCTCGCCTACCGGGAGGTCCGGCTGACAGTTCCCAGGCAGTCCGGGAAGACGACGCTGATGCTGGCGCTGATGATCCACCGGTGCATCGCCTTCGGGGCCAAGCAGCGGGTGGGGTACACCGCCCAGACCGGGCAGGCCGCCCGGGCGAAGTTCATCGACGATCACGTCCCGGTGGTGTCTGCTTCGATGTTCGGGCAGCGGGTGCGCATCCGCAGGGCCAACGGCAGCGAGGCGATCCTGTGGAAGAACGGCAGCATCTGGTCGGTGCTGCCCACCACCGAGACCGCCGGCCACGGCGCCCAGTACGACCTCGCCGTCTGCGACGAGGCGTTCGCCCTACCCGATGACCGGCTGGAGCAGGCGTTCAAGCCGACGATGATTACCCGCCCCGAGCCGCAGCTGTGGATCGTCAGCACCGCCGGCGACGTGAACAGCCACTGGTTCAACGCCAAGGTGGACGACGGCCGGCTCCTCGCCGACCGGGGCGTGACCGACGGCGTGGCCTACTTCGAGTGGTCCGCCGCCGAGGACGCCGACCCGGCCAGCGAGGACACTTGGCGGGCGTGTATGCCGGCGCTGGGGCACACGATCAACCCGGTGGCCATCCGGGCCGACTACGAGTCGATGCGGCTCGTCGAGTTCCGCCGGGCGTACCTGAACCAGCGGCAGAACCGCAACGCCGTGGAGCCGTGGCAGGTCATCGCCGAGGACACCTGGCAGGACCTTGAGGACCCGCGGTCCCGCATCGACGGCGACCCGGTGCTGGCCATCGACGTCACACCCGACCGGTCGTCGGCGTCCATTGCCGCCGCCGGCCGCCGCAAGGACGGGCGCCTGCACGTCGAAGTGGTCAACCACCGGCACGGCACCGGCTGGGTGGTCGACTGGTTCCGGGAACGCAAGGGCAAGTACGGCCCGGTGGTCGTCGACCCGGGCGGCCCTGCCGGCCCGCTGGTGGCGCTGCTGGTCGACGCCGGCGTGCAGATCCGCACCGTGCCGCCGAGGTGGCACGCCCACGCCTGCAGCCAGTTGTACGACGCCGCCATCACCGACCGGCTGCGCCATCTCGGCCAGACGCCGCTCGAGGTGGCGCTGGCTGGTGCTGCGCAACGGCACTACGGCGAGCTGTGGCTGTGGTCCCGCAAGGACCTCACCACCGACATGAGCCCGCTGGTGGCGTGCACGTTGGCGCTCGGTGGGGTGCTCGACCCCGGCGGCGACGTCGAGGTGCCGGTGCGAGTCGTGTCACTGGCAGATCTTGACTGACGAGGAGGACGTGATGCGCAAGTGGGTGGCAGAGGCCCTGCAGTGGGTCGGAGTAGCATTGATCGCAAGTGGTGCCTTCCTCGTGTGGGTGCCGCTGGGCCTGTTCGCCACAGGGGCCTCCGTCATCGTTCTCGGCGTCCTGATGGACCCGAGAGTCAACCGGACCAAGGCGAACAACCCATGATCGGACGACTGCTGGAGCTCAGGTCTGGTGCCGAGGCGCGCGTCGTCCGGGACCCGGCGTGGGGCCGGTGGGCGAAGGGCGGAGATCTTGCGGCGGCGCCCGGCCGGCAGGTGGACTCGTCGACGGCGATGGGGCTGCTCAGCGTGTACGGCTGCGTGCAGCTGATCGCCGACTCGATCGCCACCCTGCCCGTCGACGTGCTCGACGGCCGCAACCCCGAGCCGCTGCCGGTGTGGCTCGACCAGGACGCCGAGATGAACCGGGTCGACCTGTTCACCTCGATCCTCACCAGCCTACTGCTTGAGGGCAACGCCTTCTTGGTCCCGACCCGGGACAACCGGGGCCGGGTGGTGCGCATTGACCCGCTGGCACCGAACCGGGTGCACGTTGAATCCGAGTCGTCGGGCGCCCGCCCGATGTTCGAGATTGACGGCCGGGTGTTCCCCGGCGAGATGCTGATGATCCGGGGCCTGATGCTGCCGGGCCACCTGCGGGGCCTGAGCCCGGTTGAGTTCGCCCGCCAGTCGATCTCACTCGGGCTGGGTGCGCAGGAGCAGGCGCAGCGCTTCTACCAGCAGGGCGCCATCACGCCCGGCGTCATCCACGCCAAGTCGGACCTGTCGGCCGAGCAGATGCGCGAGATCCGGGACCAGTGGCTGGCCTCCCACGGCGGCTCGTCCCGCTCCCACCTGCCGGTGGTGCTGTCTGGCGAGACGACGTACCAGGCGATCGCTGTGACGCCCGAGCAGGCCCAGTTCCTGGAGTCCCGCCAGTTCTCCGACGCCCAGATCGCCGGTCAGCTGTTCCTCGTCGATCCGTCGATGCTCGGCATCTCAACCGGCGGCTCGACGCTGACCTACCAGAACCTCGAGCAGCGTGGCCACCACCTCGTGCGCCACAGCCTCCTGCGCTGGATCGTCCGGGTCGAGAACGGCTTGTCGCAGCTGCTGCCCGGCTCCCAGCACCTCAAGTTCAACGTGAACGGTCTGATGCGAGGCGACCTGACCAGCCGTTACAACTCGTACAAGACAGCCGCCGAGATCAACACCCTGCTGGGTGCCCCGCTGCTGAGCGTGCAGGAGATGCGCGACTTCGAGGATCTCGGCCCGATGCAGGACACCGGCCTGACGCCGGCCCGGGAGGCGTGACACCGATGACAACCGATGCCACCACGACAGAGGACATTGCAACCATGAAGCGAGGCCAGCTCAACAACGTGCGGGAGGTGCGGCACTACGGCATCTCTGACATTGAGGTCCGGGAGGAGGGCGCCGACACCGGGACCGTGACGTTCTCGGGGTACGCCAGCGTCTTCAACCACGACTACGAGGTGTACGACTCGTTCGGGAAGTTCACCGAGCGGCTGGCACCGGGTGCGTTCACCCGGACGCTGACCGAGGACCCCGATGTCATGCTGCTCATCAACCACCAGGGCCTGCCGCTGGCCCGCACGAAGTCCGGGACGCTGCGGCTCACCCAGGACAAGGTGGGCCTGCGGGTGTCGGCGCAGCTCGACGCCACCGACCCTGACGTGCAGGCGGTGCTCCCCAAGATGCGCCGAGGGGACGTCGACGAGATGTCCTTCGCCTTCCGGGTCAACCAGGACGAATGGGATGCCGACTACAGCGACCGCACCATCACCGAGGTGAACCTCGCCCGGGGCGACGTCAGCATCGTGTCCTACGGCGCCAACCCGGCGACCGTCGCCGCCCTGCGTGCCGCCCTCGCCGACGAGGACGTGCGGGCTCAGCTGCTCGGCGAGCTTGGCGAGGAGCGCATCCTGACCACCTCCGATCTCGACGAGCCGGCCGACGGTGAGCTTGTCGAAGCGCCTGCTGAGGACGTCGTCGACGACACCGACGCCGACGAGGAGCGGGGGTGTCAGGGTTCTGTCGCGACGCTGTCGTACTATGAGGACCGGTTGGTCGACGCCGCTCGGCCCGACTGACCACAGCGCCTGCTCGTCGCTGACCCGGGGCTCCGGCCCTCGGCCATACCGGCAGGTTTCCCAACAGGACGCCACAACGTCTTCAGGAGACCTGAACCGTGAACGAGTACATCGACCAGCTCGTCGAGGCCCGCAACCGTGCGTGGCACCAGGCGAAGGACATCACCAGCAAGGCGCACGCCGAGGAGCGCGAGCTCACCGGCGAGGAGCGCGAGAGCCTCGACCGCATCTTCGCCGACATGGACGCGAAGAAGGCCGAGATCGACTCGCTGACCGCCCGTGCGCAGTCCGAGCGTGAAGCCGACGTGGCCCGTGAGGCCTACGCCGAGTTCGTGCGCCCCGAGCCCGCAGCTCCGGTCGTCGACGCCGTCGACGCCTTCCTGCGTGGCGAGTCCGGCGCCCGGTACATCGACGTGGACCTCCGCCAGGTGGCCTCCCACAAGCGGGCCATCCGGGCCGGCGCTGGCGTCCGTGAGCTTCGTGACCTGACCAAGACCGCTGCCGCTGGTGGCAACACGGTCCCGACGGCGTTCGCCGCCCAGCTCTACGACTTCCTCGAGGTCTACAGCGGGATGCGCAACACGAACGCGACGATCATCACCACGTCCGGTGGCGAGAACCTTGAGTTCCCGACGGTGGCTGCCCACGGCACCGCCGCAGTGGTGCTCGAGGGCTCGGCGATCGCCGAGGCCGACCCGGCGTTCGACAAGATGACCCTCGGTGCGTTCAAGTACGGCGTCCTCACGCAGATCAGCAACGAGCTGCTGCAGGACTCCGGCGTCGACATCGTCGGCTTCGTCGCCCAGGACATGGGCCGCAGCCTCGGCCGGGTGACCGACACCGCCTACGTCACCGGCGCCGGCGGCGCCAACGCACCGCAGGGTGTGATGACCGCCATCGGCACCGGCAAGACGGGCGGGACGGCGCAGGCCGGCGTGGCCTCGATCCAGGACCTCACGGAGCTCGTCTACTCGGTGAACTCCGAGTACCGGGCCCGTGGCGCCCAGTTCCTGATGCGGGATGAGACCGCCGGAAAGATCCGCAACTTGGTGAACACCAGCGGCGACTTCCTGTGGCAGCCCTCGGTGCAGGCCGGCCAGCCCGACCGCCTCCTGGGCTTCCCGGTCATCACCGATCCCAACGTGGCGGCGGCAGCGACCAACGCCAACAGCGTGGCGTTCGGCGACTTCTCGGGGTTCTACATCCGGGACGTCGGCGGTGTCCGCATCGAGCGCAGCGACGACTTCGCCTTCTCGACCGACCTGGTCACCTGGCGTGCAGTCCTGCGGACCGACTCGGACCTCATCGACGCCAACGCCATCAAGCTCTACCGGGGCGGCACCGCCTGATCCTCGGTCGGGGTGGGGAGCTGGCCTGGTCGGTTTGTGGCGGCCGACCGGGCCAGCTGTCCCTCAACTAGCCACACGACACGCCACAGGAGCCACCGATGCCACTCCATCGCCATCCCGGCCGGGACACCCAGGACCTCGAGGCGGCTGTTGCCGACGTCGAGCGCAAGGGCGGCCGCGTCGTGCAGGTTGTCGGCCAGATGGCCGGCCACTGGTGGCTGCTGGTCGACAAGCCCGCCCGCAAGCCTGCCGGCGCGCGTGAGACCCGGGCAGCCGCCAAGTGAAGATCCTCTGGTACTCCAACGCCCCGTGGGTCACGTCCGGGTACGGGCAGCAGACCGGCCTCGTGGTCGAGTCCCTCGCCGCTGACGGCCACGACGTCGCCATCGCCGCCAACTACGGGCTGCAGGGCGCCAAGCTCGACTGGAACGGCCTGGAGGTGTACCCGTCGGGCTGGGAGCAGTGGTCCAACGACGTCATCAAGGGTCACGCCCTCAACCACTTCGGCGAGGACCGCGGCTGGCTGATCTCGCTGGTCGACGTCTTCATCGCCAAGGGGCCGGCGTGGCGGGACCTCGACGTCGCCGCCTGGACGCCCGTCGACCACCTGCCGATCCCGCCGGCGGTGCTCAAGTTCTTCCACGACTCCGAGGCGGTCCCGATCGCCATGAGCGAGTTCGGTGTCGCCCAGATGGAGAAGGCCGGCCTGCAGCCGCTGTACGCCCCGCACGGCATCGACACCTCGGTGTTCCGGCCCGACATCACCGAGATCAAGGGCGTGACGCCTAGGCAGATGCTGGGGCTGCCGGAGGACGCCTTCGTGGTCGGCATGAACGCTGCGAACAAGGGCAACTACAAGGCCCGCAAGGGCTTCCCGTGGGCGTTCGCTGCGATGGGCCTGTTCATGCAGCAGCACCCCGACGCCGTGCTGTTCATCCACACCGAGCGGCACGGCATGGCCGAAGGGTTCAAGATCGACCGGCTGCTCGACGCCTGCAACGTCCCGCAGGACCGGGTGTTCTTCATCGACCAGTACGCCTACCGGCTCGGCCTGCAGCCCGCCACGATGGCGGCGATGTACTCGGCGTTCGACGTGCTGCTGGCCCCGAGTATGGGCGAGGGCTTCGGCATCCCGGTGATCGAGGCGCAGGCCTGCGGCGTGCCGGTCATCGTCAGCAACTTCTCGGCCCAGCCCGAGCTCGTCGGCTCCGGCTGGGCGATCGACGGCACCCCCGACTGGGACGAGGGGCAGGGCGCCTGGTTCCACATCCCGTCGGTGCACGGCATCATCGAGGCGCTCGAGGAGGCATACCAGGGCGAAGGCAACCCGACCAACGCCCGGGCGAAGGCGCTGGAGTACGACCACGGCCTGGTCTACGACCGGCACTGGCGGCCGATCGTCGCCGAGCTGGGGCGCCGCATCACGGTGCCCGACGTCGAGGCCGAACCGATCGACATCGGGAGGCTGGCGTGAAGATCGTCGCCGGGATGTTGATCCACAACGCCATCACCCACGACCGCCTCGAGATCGCCAAGGAGGCCGTCTGGTCGCTGGCCAGCGAGGCCGACGAGGTGATCGTGTGGGACAACGGCAGCACCGACGGGACGCAGGACTGGGTGGCGAGCATCGGCGGCCACTGCGACGTCCCGGCCGACGGCAACACGACGGGCGGGCGGGGTATGAACAACGTGGCCACCGCCGCCGCCAAGCGTGGCGACATCGTCGTCCTGACCGCCGACGACATGATCTGGCGGCCGGGCTGGCGGTCGGTGGTTGAGGAGTTCTGGTCGCACGTCGACCGCAAGGTGGCAATCTTCTGCGGCCTGCTGGAGCCTGAGTACCCGTGGAGCGTCCCGGAGGGCGGCATCCGGGTCAACACCGTGCACGCCCTGATCCGGCCCACCGTGCCCGGCTCGGCGTGGACGTTTCGCAGCCGGGACTGGTTCGAGGCGATCGGCCCGGTGCCGGAGGTGAAGGGCCACGACGACGTCCCGACCTGCAAGCGCCTGGTGGACCGCAACTGGCTGCTGTGCGCCGCCGACCTCGCCGAGCACCGTGGCGAGGACCGCAGCGTGTGGGGCAACAAGTCCTACCAGTACGCCCGGCCGCTCAACACCCGAGGCTTCCCGGTCACCTCGACCCTGCCCGGTAGGATGGACGAAGACATCGCCACCCTGTCTGCCCGGGAGGCGCTGTGAAGTACGTCGAGCTGGACGAGCTCAAGGCCATGCTGTCGATCGACGACTACGTCGACGACGAGCTGCTGAGCGGCCACATCGAGGCGGCCAGCCGCACGGTGGACGACATCTGCCACCGCACCTTCTCGCTGGCCGGCACCGCTAGCGCCCGCACCTTCTACCCGGACTCTGGCCTGCTGTGCACCGTCGACGACATCGGCTCCACGTCAGGGCTGGTGGTCAAGGTTGACGAAGACCTCACGGGCACGTTCGAGACGACGGTAACCACCTACACCTCCCAGCCCGACAACGCTCTGGCCAAGGGCCGGCCGATCACCCGGCTGGTGGCCTACGACGTCTACTGGCCGCAGGATCTGCGCCCCACCGTCGAGGTCACCGCCAAGTGGGGCTGGCCGGCGGTACCGGAGCCGGTGAAGTCGGCGACCGCCATCATGGCCGGACGGCTCTACAAGCGGGCTGACAGCCTGCTCGGCGTCGCCGGTTTCGGCGATCTGGGCGCCATCATGCTGCGGGCCGTCGACCCCGACGTGAAGCTGATGCTGCAGCCATACATCCGGGTGGCGGTTGGCTGATGGCTGGGTCGCTGTCTGACATCAAGCAGGGCCTCGCCGACCGGCTCAAGACGGTTCCGAGACTGCGGGTGGCAGCGCAGATCCCTGAGCAGGTGAACCCGCCGATGGCGGTGATCTCCAGGGCAACGGTCAACTACCACCGGGCAATGGGTGGCGGCGCCACCGAGTGGACGATGCAGGTGCAGCTGATCGCCGGCCGAATGGCGGAGAAGCAGGCGCAGCGCACCATCGACGCCTGGCTGAGCTGGGACGGCGCCCAGTCGGTCCGAGCCGCCATCGAGGCCGACGGCACCCTCGGCGGCGCTGCGCTCGACACCGTCGTCACCGACGCCGACGCCCTCGCCACCTTCCAGATCGGCGACTCCGAGTACGTCGGGGTCACGCTGAACGTGACGGTGTACGCCTGATGGGTGGCGGGGTGCCGTCACCGGCCCGGAGTAGCATGGACCCGCTGGGCCTTGCGGTCTGGCCATACGCCACAACTCACAACCGATTCTCTGATCCCGGGAGTTAGCTGGCATGGCCAAGATCGTGCTTACCAACGCTTACGTCAAGTTCAACAACCTTGACGTCAGCACCCTGTGCAACCAGGTGACCCTGTCCTCGAGCGCCAACGAGGTCGAGACCACGGCGTTCGGCACCGGGCACGTCACCCGTGTCGGCGGCCTCCGTGACGACTCCGTCAGCCTGACGTTCCACCAGGACTTCGTGCCCGCCCAGATCGACGCCGTGGTGTCGCCGCTGCTCGGCTCGCTGGCCACCGTCGTGATCGCACCGAACGGCTCGGTCGTCGGATCGGCCAACCCGACCTACACCTGCGAGGTTCTCGTGACCGAGTGGGGCTGGGAAGGCGGCGTCGGCGAGCTCGCAACCAAGGGTGTCACCTGGCCGGCCAACTCGGTCACCCGGGCCACCGCCTGACCAACCTAGAAGGGAGCGCCACACATGGCCTTGATGACACTCAAGGTTGTCCCTACCAAGGGCGACCCGGTGACCGTGCCGGTCACGCCGAAGGTGATTGTCGCTTGCGAGCGGCATTTCAAGAAGGGCATGGGCGAGCTGTTCGCCGCCGGTTCGGCCTCGTATGAGGCAATGGCGTTCGCCGCCCACCAGGCGATGCTGCAGTCCGGCCATGACGTGCAGCTGTTCGACGCCTGGCTTGACGGCATTGACGAGATCACAACCGAGGAGACGCCCACCGTCCCTTTGTAGGAACGCTCACGATGCTGGTGGCTCAGGTGGCGGTAGCGACGTCCATCTCGCCGAATGAGCTGCTGGAGGCGCCACCGGAGATCTTCTGGGCGATGGTGCAAGTACTCATAGACCAGCAGAACGAGATCGAGAAGGCGCAGAGGCGACGGTAATGGCAAGGGCGACGATCCAGGTGAACGGGCTGCAGCACACACTGCGCGCCCTGCAGGTGATCGACCCTGAGGCCATGAAGGCGTTGCGCAAGGGCTTCAAGCAGGCCGCCGAGCCGATCATCGAGAAGACGAAGCGCCGGGTCCCTGAGCGTCCGATGACCAACTGGGGCAACTGGGGCGGGCGGCTGGACTGGGACAGCAACCAGGTCAAGCGTGGCCTCAGGACGCAGATCAGCGTCGCCAAGAAGTACGCAGCCTTCCGCCTGGTGTCGAACAGCGCCGCCGGCGCCGTGTACGAGAACGCCGGCAGCAAGTCGCCGTACAGCAAGTTCACCCTCGGCCTGGTGCGCAGCGGGCAGGGCCCGGAGCCTCGCCTGCTGGTCAAGACGTGGAAAGACGAGAAGGGCATCAAGTCCATCTACACCCAAGTTGGCCGGCTGATTGACGACGCCAGCAACCGGGTAGCGCAGGCGGTGCGCTGATGGCCATCCGCATCAACGTCGTAGGCGCCTACGACGACAAGGACATCCGGCGCGCCCAGCGGGACCTCGACAAGCTCGGCGGCGTCGCCGGCACGACCTCGGCAACTTTCTCGCAACGGTTCGCAGACATGGGCGCCAGCATGGCGGCGTTCGGGATGACCATGACCACGAAGGTCACGCTCCCGATCGTGGCGGCTGGCGGCGCCATGTTCGCTCTGTTCACAAAGCAGGAGGATGCGCTGGCCCGCATGACCGGCGCACTCCGAGCCAACGGTGGTCAGGCCAACGTCACCGCCGAGGAGATCCAAGACCTGGCGTCTCGACTGCAGGAGACAACCACCTACGGTGACGAGGCGACGATCTCGGCGGCCGGTCTGCTGCTCACGTTCCACAAGGTTCGCAACGAGTTCGGCGAAGGCAACCGAGTGTTCGACCGGACACTGATCGCCGCGCAGGACCTCGCCGCAGCGCTAGGAACCGACCTCGAGTCGGCGACCATGCAGCTGGCCAAGGCGCTGGAGAACCCTGAGGTCGGCCTCACTGCGCTATCCCGCTCAGGTACCACGTTCACCGAGCAGCAGAAGGACATGATCCGGGCGATGGTCGACGCCGGCGACACGCTCGGCGCACAGAAGATGATTCTGGAAACCGTCGAGAGCCAGTACGGCGGCATGGCCGAAACGATGGCGGGCACGTCTTCGGGTCGCATCAAGCAGGCGTTCAACGAGCTGGGCGACGCCGGCGAGCAGTTCGGCGAGATCATCGCCAACGTCGTCGACAAGTTCACGGCCGGACTCAAGGCGGTCGGCGAGTTCCTGAAGAACCTGTCACCGGAAATGCGGGAACTCATCGTGACCGGTGCGGCGATCGCCGCCGCCATCGGGCCGGTGCTGCTGATCGTCGGCAAGCTCATGGGCGCCATCGTCGCCATCAAGGGCGTGTTCGCCGGCCTTGCCGCCGCTGTGTCGGCGCCGGTGCTGATCGTCGTCGCCATCATCGCCGCCCTCGTTGCCGCCTTCGTCATCGCCTGGCAGCGCTCCGAGGAGTTCCGCAACACGGTCACGAAGGTCTTCAACGAAGTCCGAGACGCCGTCATCGGGGCCTGGGAGGGCTTCATCAAGCCGGCGCTTGACGACCTTGTGGCCGCCTTCGAGAACCACATTGCACCGGCGCTTGACAACCTCGCCGCCAAGTTCAACGAAGTGTGGCCGAGCATCTCGTCGGCGCTGGCCAGTTTCTGGGGCTACGCCCAACCGGTCCTGCAGTTCCTCGTCAACATTCTCACGAACGTGCTCATCCCGGTGCTCGGATTTCTGCTCAACACAGCGTTCACCGTGTTCACCGGCATGGCCGGATTCTTGGCCGGGGCGTGGACCAACGTTTTCCAGCCGACGTTGTCGGGCATCTCCTCGATCGTCAGAAACGTCGTCATCCCGGCGTTCATGTTCCTGTGGAACGTGGCAAGGACCGTCTGGTCGGGCGTCTCGGGCGCCATCTCAACGGCCTGGGGCTTCATGGCCGGCGTGTTCGAGTCCATCAAGGGCGGCATCTCCGGTGTGGCCACTTGGTTCAGCGACCGGGTGAACGACATCAAGGGCGTGTTCTCCGGCATTGCCGACGCCATCTCGGGGCCGTTCCAGGTGGCGTTCGACGCCGTGAAGGCGATCTGGAACAACACTCTGGGTGGCAAGGGCGTCACCATTCCCGACATCCCGGGCTTGCCGGGCCGTGGCCAGCGGTTCGAGTTCCCGACCTTCGACAAGGGCGGCATGGTGCCCGGTATCCCGGGTGAGCCGCAGCTGGCGATCGTGCATGCCGGCGAGATGATCCTGCGGCGCAGCGAGATCGACGGCTACCGGAACCGGCCAGAGCAGGGCGGCGGCCGCTCCGGCGACGTCTACGTCACGGTCAACAAGACCGACGCCAACCCGTATGACATCGGCCGGGAGCTGCTGTGGCAGATGAAGGTGGCCGGCTGATGGCAACCGCAACGCTCACCTACAACGGCCTGACCATCGGCGTCGGCAGCGACTTCCGGGTCGTCGAGCTCGAGGGGCTGTGGGAGACGCCGGACGTCCGCACCTCCGACGTGGACCGGGCGAGGGCCCACGGCCAGTGGGCCGGGGTGGATCTGCTCGGCGGCCGGGCGATCACCGCCACCGTGCAGGCCAACGCCGACCTGGGAGATCCGGCGTGGGGCACACTGCAGCAGGCGCTGCGGGCGACCGGCCCAGAGCTGCCGCTGAGCGTCGAGCTCAGCGGTTACGCCAACGGCCGGGCGCTGGTGGCGAACGCCCGGGTGCGCCGGCTGGCGGTGCCCGTCGACGTGGAGCGCTACCAGTTCGGCGTGCCGCGGGTGGTCGTCGAGTGGTGGGCGACCGACCCCCGCCTCTACGACGCCCAGCTGACCACCGCCTCGGCGCAGGTGTCGGCGCCGACCGGCACGGGCCTCGTGTTCGACGCCACCTTCGACCTGTACTTCTACGACCCCAACGACGGCCCGCCGGTGGTGCCGTCGGGCGTGGTGTCGGTGTCCAACGACGGCAACTTCTCCGCCCCGTGGGTCGCCGAGATTGCCGGGCCGGTCACCGACCCGCGCATCGAGAACGTCACGACGGGGCAGACGCTGCGGTTCCGGGGGACGGTCAACGGCGGGCAGGTGCTTCGTGTCGACTCGCAGGCCCGTTCGGTCACCCTGGACGGCGGCTCGAGGTACTCGTGGCTGCTGCCACGGTCCCGCTGGTTCGACGTGGTGCCAGGGGTCAATCAGGTGCGGTTCGCTGCGGTGGGCGGTACGGGTGCTGGGACGCTGACCTTCCGGTCGGCGTGGATCTAGGAGACGAACATGGCAATGAGGACTGAGGCGACGTTCATCCAGGCGAACGCTCACCCGGCGGAGAACGTCCGGCTGGCGCTGGGCGGGATCTTCGGGGTGGACGCCGGGGCGTTCAGCGGCGGCGTCGGGGCGCTCGATCCCGGCCACGGGCTGCAGCGGCCCGGGGCGCTGGCGGTGTCGGAGAACGGCGGCACGCCGGACATGAGCGTCGACGTGGCAGCAGGCGGCGCCTGGATTCGGGGTACCGAGTCGGCGTCGCAGGGCTGCTACCACGTCTACAACGACGCCACCGAGAACGTGGCGGTGGCCACCTCCGACGTCAACAATCCCCGCATCGACCTGGTGGTGGTGCGGGTGGCTGACGACTCGTACTCCGGCAGCGACAACCAGGCGACCCTCGAGGTCGTCACCGGCACACCCGGGTCGTCGCCCAGCGTGCCCGCGGTGCCCGACAACGCCCTGGTGCTGGCCCGCATCGACGTGGCGGCGAACGTCTCGTCGATCACCGACGCCGCCATCACGCCGGTGGCGACCCTCGCCCGCCCGTGGAACACGGCGTGGGGCGTGCTGGCGGTCGGGGTGGACACCTCCGAGCGGACCAACCGCACGACGTCGGCGGACATCGCCTCGGGCGTGTCGGTGGCCGTCGACGTGCCGGCGGGACGCCGGGTCGTGGTGCGGGCGCAGGTGTCCGCCGAGCAGAACAGCTCGGCGGGGCTGGTGCGGCTGTTCGTCTACAAGAACGGCTCGTCGCTGCAGATCGTCGGCCGGGAGACGGTGGCGGCGGGCAGCAACGCCTCGCTGTCGGGTGCCGCCTACGACACGACGTCGGGCGGCTCGGTGACCTACAGCCTGCGGATGAACTCCTCGGCCGGCACCGTCGACGCCCGGGGCGACGGGATGCCCACCCAGATCATCGTCGAGGACGCCGGGCCTGCCTGACCGTGGCTTCCTACCGGGTGATCTGCGTCGACACGAAGTCGGGGACGCTGCTGGCAGAGGTGCCGGCGTCGGGCCTGTCCTTCGCGTCGGTGCTCAACGGGGCAGGGGAGTGCTCGTTCTCGGTGCCGCTGGGCGAGGATGCGTCGGCCGGCGTGTACGTCGACGCCACCGAGCCGGTGCGCCGCAGCATCGTGGTGGAGCGGGACGGGGTCATCGTCTGGTCGGGGATCGTGTGGGCCACCACCTACGACGACGCCTCCCGGGAGCTCGAGGTGCGGGCGGCGGAGACGTGGTCGTACTACCGGCGGCGCAACATCCACACCACCCTGCGCTACACCCAGGTCGACCAGTTCGACATCGTCCGGGGCATCCTCACCTGGGTGCACGCCCAGACCGGCGGCGACATCGGGGTGACCCTCGGCGATGAGGTCGGGTTCTTCCTGCGTGACCGGGAGTACCTGATCTGGGACGCCAAGAACGTCGGGGACGCCATCGAGGAACTCGCCGACGTCATCGGCGGCTTCGACTTCTACATCGACGCCGCCTGGGGTGACGACGGGCGGCTGGTGAAGCGGCTGCGGCTGTTCCTGCTGCGACGGGGCCGGCCGCCGGCGGAGACCGACCTGATCTTCGAGGTGGGCCGCAACGTGGTGGAGTGGACGTGGCCCAACGACGGCACCCGCTACGCCAACCGGGTGGTGGCGTTCGGCGCCGGCCAGGACAACATGAGGCTGCGGGCGCAGGCGGTGGTCGCCACCGCCCAGCTCAACGCCGGCTACCCGCTGATCGACGACGTCATCTCCGACAACGACGTGACCCGCCTGTCGACGCTGCGGGCGAAGGCGGACCAGCAGCTGGCCGACCTGTCCCAGCCGGTGGTGCTGCCCGAGGTGACCGTTCGAGCCGACGAGCTGCCGCTGTTCGGCGCCTACGAGCTGGGCGACGGCTGCCGGTTCGTGTGCCCGCCGGGGGTGTCGCCACGATTCCCCGACGGCATCGAGGTCGCCCGCCGGATCGTCGGCTGGCAGGTGCGAGTGAGTGACGAAGGCACCGACGAGGTGCGCCTGAGCCTGGGAGCGGAGGACGATGCCAAGCAGCCTGCACCCTGAGAACCTGTCGACCTGGATGGCCGACGTCGAACGTCGGCTGCGGGCCGTGGAGGCCGGCCGGGGTCAACGCATCGTGCAGCACGGCAACGTCGTGCCGCCGAACCTGTTCATCCCGGTCACCGAGCTCGGCGTCGTCGGTATTGCCGCCTGGGAGTGTTTCGTCAACCAGGTCGAGGCCGACAGCCTCTACGTCCGGCTGGTCGTCACCGTCGCTGGGGAGACAACGGGGCGCATCTACCTGCGGGCCACCTACGGGGACGCCATCGTCGGGCAGACCTCCGAAGCGGTCGTCGCGGCGCCGGCGGGGCCCGGCAAGCAGTTCGTCGTGCGGTTCCGGTGGGCGCCGCCGCCGGAGGCGTGGGTGACCGGCGCCCGGCTGGTGAGGATCGAGATCATGGCCTTCCGGCAGGCCGGCCCCGTCGTGAACGTCTACTACCCGACCATCTTCATGCAGATGCCGACCGACGCCACCTCGGCCGGCGGTGTCGCCGACGCCGACGGCAACCCGACCGTCCAGGAGCTGATCTGATGGGCTACTACCTGCTCGACAACCCGAACCCCTACGCCAAGCAGTACTCGGACTACCGCAACGGCCGGCTGTCCGGCGGTGTGCTGCTGCACACCACCGAGTCGAACAAGGCGTCGGGTGCGGAGTCCATCGCCCGCTGGATCGCCACCCAGCGCCGGGACTACGGCAGCTACCACGCCATCTTCGACGCCGACATCACCATCCCGATGGCCCCCGACGGCTACACCGTGTGGCACTGCGCCGCCAACGGGTACAACTCGACGACGATGGGCGTGTCGTTCGCCTGCCGCACCTCAGACCTGCACCCCGACGACGACTGGACGAAGCGGGCGTTCGCCCGGGCGGCCCGCTGGCTCGTCGACTTCTGGACCCGCAACGGCTTCGACCCGGCCGCCGCTGCGGCGTTCATCCCGGCCCCCGACACCCGCACCCGGCCGGGCCTCACCACCCACGGCGACGCCCAGCCAGCCGACCGCAGCGATGCGTTCACCCGCCACCCCCAGCGAGCAGGCCTCGAAGCGCTGCTGCTGTCGCAGATCGCCGCCATAGTGAAACCAGTCCAACCGACCCCCCAGGAGTTGAAGAAGATGTCCATCATCGCCAACGACGACGGCACCGACCCGAAGTCCCCACCGAACATCTGGTGGATCACCGACGGGCAGACGAAGCGCCGGCTGCTGCCCGGCACCGCTGGCCAGGAGCAGGCCAAGCAGCTGGCGGCGCTGGGGCTGGTGGTCAACAAGCGCAAGGCAGACGGTGGCGTCGACGCCATCTACGCCCCCTACGTCCTGCGCGGCGCTCGGGAGGTCTGACGCCGTGGACTGGCTGGCGCACCCCATCGTCGTCGCCACCTACGTCGCGTTTCTGGGCATCGGCATTGCCGGGGTCAAGAAGCTGACCGGCTTGTTCAACCGGATGGACCGGGTTGAGGAGGGCGTCGGGCGGCTCGAGGGCAAGGTCGACGAGCTCGGCTCGGACCTTCGGGCCCACATGGACGAAGAAGGCAAGAACGTCTCCGAGCTGATGGACCTGATCCGCAGCGTTCACCCCGACAAGGAGTAGCCACACCCATGAAGCTCAGCGAGTACGCCACGACCCGCCGCAGCGGCCGGGTGTCCAGCGTCGACCTGTTGCCGCCGGAGATCGTCGAGCAGCTCGTCGCCGCCCGCCTGGCGAACACCCACAGCGTCCCGGCGATGATCGAGTGGCTCCGCACCGACGAGGAGACCCGCCAGTCGGCGCCGGGCGTGGCCGAGAAGTGTGACGCCGTCACCACCGGCGCCCTGCGCCAGTGGTTCGACGCACGGGGCTACAAGCCCGGGTCGGGTAGTGGCGACGCTTGACGAGTACTCGGCGGCCGGCGCCGGGGACCGCCTCTCCATCGAACTGGCGGGCCACGAGGGCACCGGCACGTCGAAGGTGTACGTCGGGTCCCCGGACCTGACGCTCGATGAAGCCGACCTGCTGCTCGGCTGGCGGCTGGACCCCGAGCACTGGGAGATCATCGACGGCACCTTGCGGGTGAACCGGTGGGTGCAGAACGCCGAAGCGGACCTGTGGTGCCACCAGTACAAGGCGAGCGTGCGTCGCCGCACCGTCGACCTCGAGGACATCCCGCCGCTGGTGTCGGTGAAGGTCACGGTGAAGCGGCAGGCGACCCGACGCACGGCGACCGACCTGTCGGTGGCGGTGATCTTCCCCGACGCCCAGATCTCCTACTGGCGGGACATCGAGGACGTCTGGCGCACCAGCCACGACGAGCGGGCGCTGGACATCTCCCGCCAGGTCCTCGCCGACGTGCAGGCCGCCCACGGCGTCGACGTGGTCGTCGACCTCGGCGACTTCCTCGACGCCACGTCGTTCTCCCGGCATCGGAGCCAGGCGGCGTTCGCTGACCGGGTGGCGTTCAAGCGCAGCGTGGCCCGGGGCCAACAGGAGCTCGCCGCCCGCTCCGCCCTGGCGCCCGACGCCGACCGCTGGCTGATCCCCGGCAACCACGAGAACCGGATCACCCACTGGCTGACCGACAACGCCCCGTTCCTGCTCGGCCTGCAGATGCCCGGTCAGGACCCGGTGCTCAGCCTGGAGTGGCTGCTGCAGACGGCCGAGCACGGCTGGCAGATCGCCGACGCCTACCCGGAGGGCGCCGTGTACCTGTCGCCGAACCTGCGCTGCATCCACGGCACCATCGCCAAGGGCCGGCCGGGGCAGACCGCTGGGGAGTACCTGGCCGAAGAAGTGAACACGATCGCCGGCCACCATCCCCGCACGCAGACCGCCTACCGGACGGTGGCCCGGCACGGCCACACCCGCACCTACGTCGCCCACCTGCCGTCGGGGTTGATGCGGGTGGACGGGGCGGTGCCGTCGGCGACGACCGGCTCGACGATCCAGGGCGACCCGGTGCTCGGCAAGGGCGAGAAGTGGGAGCAGGGCGTGAGCGTCGTGTTCTACGACCCCGACGGGCACACGGTGCCCTACATCGAGCACGTCCCGATCTTCGACGGCAAGGCGGTGTGGCGGGGCCGGGTGTACGAGTCCGAGCTCGACGTGGACGGGCTGGCGGCGTGAACCCGCCCCGTCACGTCACCGTCGGGCCGTACCGCTACGAGCTCGTGATCTCCGCCGCCGAGGTGGCCCGGGCCAACCGCACCGACGGCGAGCTGCGGCTGGGCCTCACCGACCACCGGAACCTGCGGATCCTGGTCTGCGACGACGCCGCCGACCAGGTGGTGCAGGAAACGACCCTCCACGAGGTGCTCCACGCGGCGTTTGCCGCCAGTGGCCTCTCTACGCCCGCAGGAGCCGATGAGGAGGAGCGGCTGGTGGCTGCCCTATCCCCGGTGCTCTACGGCGCTCTCAGGGCAAATAAGGGGCTGGTTTCGTGGCTGACCTCCTGAACCCGCGGCTGATCGGCCTCGCCGGGTACGCCGGGAGCGGTAAGGACACCGCTGCCGACGTACTGGTGGGCCTCGGCTACGAGCGCCGGGCGTTCGCCGGGGCGCTCAAGGACCTCGCCACCAGGATCGGCTGGGACGGGCGCAAGGACGAGGCCGGCCGGCGGCTGCTCCAGGAGCTCGGGGTGGCGGCCCGGGACATCCTCGGCGCCGACGTCTGGGTGAACGCCCTCATGGCCACCCTCGAGGGGCCGAGCGTGATCTGCGACGTCCGGTTCCCCAACGAGGTGGCCGCCATCGCCGACCACGGCGGGATCGTGGTGCGGATCGTCCGGCCCGGGGTGACACCGGCGCTCGGCCACGTCTCCGAGACGGCGCTCGATGACCTCGAGCTGCCGACGGTGGTGAACGACGGCGACGTGTTCGGCCTGCACGCCCGGGTGCTGGCGATCCTCGCCGCCTGCCCGGCGACGCCGTAGCGGCGGAGGCTCCGGGTCGTAACTGTTGGGTAGGATGGTGGCGCCGCCACGCATCCTCTGATTGTTGGAGTTGTCATGTGGCGCAAGGAACCCGTGCTGATCGCCCTGGGCGGCCTCGACGCCGCCGTCGTGGCGGTGCTGAGCGCCCTGATGGCGCTCGACGTCATCGGAATCGACGGGCAGCAGCTGGCTGCCATCTCGGCTGCCGTTGTCGCTGTCACCAGCCTCGCCGCCGCCGTGCTGCGGGCCAACGTCGTCTCGCCCGAGTCGTGGCAGGAGGACGTCGTCGACGCCCTCTACAGCCCGATCCCCGAGTCGGAGAAGGCTGACCTGTCCCAGTTCAAGGGCTACCTCGGAGATGACGCCTGATGCCCCGCAATGAGCTTTCATCCGTCCCCGGCCAACTCGATCTTCGCTTTCAGCAGGGCTCCCCGTTCTCTTTCCAGTTTCAGATGCCCGACGACCAGACCGGCTACACGTTCGCTGCTGAGATCCGGCGCTACCCGAAGGCCGACGACGTGGCCGCAGAGTTCGCCGTCGAGGTCGACGAGGTCGACGGAACACTGGTCACTGCAAGCCTTACGGCCGAGGACACGGCCGCGCTTACCGGCACTGTGTACGCCTGGGGCCTCGAGCGGCTGGAGGACGACTTCGCCATCTTCGCCGGCACCGTCCGGGTTGAATCAGACGTGAGGCGCGCCTGATGCCCGACGTCGTCGTTGTCGAGACGCCAGGACTCGTCACCGTCGAGATCGCCGACGACCGGGTCGTCGAGGTCGGCATTGTCGCCGCTGGCCCTCCGGGCGCGATCGGCCCGCAGGGTCCGCAAGGGTCTACGGGTCCGCAGGGTGCGACGGGTGCGACCGGTGACACGGGCCCGGCCGGCGTTGCCGGGCCGCAGGGGCCAGCGGGCGTGACGGGGCCTGCCGGCGCGACCGGCGACACCGGGCCCGAGGGGGCACCGGGCGACACAGGCCCTCAGGGTCCGACAGGCGGGGTCGGCCCGCTAGGTCCCGCAGGCCCGCAGGGTCCCGCAGGCCCGCAGGGCGCGACCGGCGCAGACTCGACGGTGCCCGGGCCCACCGGGCCGCAGGGCGCCGCCGGTGCCACGGGTCCAGCTGGCCCCCAAGGCGTCGCCGGCCCGACCGGCCAAGAGGGTCCGCAAGGTGAGACGGGCCCGACGGGACCACAAGGCGCAGCTGGCGCGCAGGGAGATCCGGGGCCAACTGGCCCTCAAGGTGCCGTGGGCCCGGAAGGGGCGCAGGGCGCCCAGGGTCCGCAGGGGGCGGCTGGCCCGCAGGGACCGCAGGGCGCCGTTGGCGCGCAAGGCCCGGCGGGTCCCACAGGTGACACCGGTGCGCAGGGACCACAGGGGGCGACTGGTTCGCAGGGCGCTATCGGCCCACAGGGCGCTGCTGGGGCAACAGGCGACACTGGCCAGCAGGGTTCTATGGGCCCACAGGGCGTGGTCGGGCCACAGGGTCCGCAAGGTGCAGCGGGTGCGACTGGTGACACCGGCCCGCAAGGCTCTACTGGCCCGCAAGGTCCGCAGGGTAGTGCCGGTGCGACTGGGGACACGGGACCGCAGGGTGCGCAAGGTGCGACCGGGGAGACAGGGCCACAAGGTCCGGATGGCCCAACCGGTGCAACTGGTGACACCGGTTTGCAAGGCGATACAGGTCCACAAGGCTCCGAGGGTGCGACTGGGGACACGGGACCGCAGGGTGCGACTGGTGCCACCGGCCCGCAAGGATCTATCGGCCCGCAGGGCGATACGGGTCCCCAAGGTGCGACTGGCCCGCAAGGCGCAGCTGGACCGCAGGGCGCTGTCGGTGCCGCAGCGAATCCAGAGGATGACCAGTACATCCTCGCCAACCGGGTGTTCAACTAGGAGGCCGAGATGGCGACATTCACAAAGAAGATCCTGTCGGGCAGCACCGATGGCCGTGGCATCAAGGTCGCTGCGACTGGCACGCCGGGCACGACGATTCACACTGGTCCGACCAACAGCGGGCACATCGACGAGGTGTGGCTGTACGCCGTGAACAGCGACACCACCGCCCGCAAGTTGACCATCGAGTACGGCAACACCTCGTCGCCTGACGACCTGATTGAGTTGACGATCCCGCCAGAGGCTGGGCTAGTGCTCATCGTTCCGGGTCTGCCGGTCAAGGGCAACGCCACGGCGCTCGTCGTGCGGGCGTTCTGCGCTTCGGCCAACGTGGTGATGATTCACGGCTGGGTGAACTCAATCTCGTGAGTCCGGGACCCTACGGTCGGCTGGCAGGGCGCCAGCAGTTGAGGCCGACGAGTCAGAGCAACGGCGGACTGTCGGTGCCTGTCGCTGCCACGTTCCCACCGTTCAACCCGTTGGAGCGAATCACATGGGCAGCGGCCTTCTGGGCATCCGACCCGCTGTGGGCAAACCCCGGTGACGGGGGCAAAGTCAGCAGTTGGCGAGATGGCTCAGGCAATGGACGAGACATAACGCAAGGCACGGATGCTCGGCGTCCGACTTATCGAGCCAACCATCCACAGTTGAACAACCAAGCAGCCGTTGAGTTTGTCAAGGCGGACATCAACCGACTGGTCTCCGCCACATTCACTGTTTCGCAGCCAAACTCTTGGGTCACGATTAGTCGATTTACCGATGCCGTAAACAACAACGAGTTCATGCGCATCGTTGACAACAACGGCGTCGGTGGCGGTCGGCAACTCTTTGGCGGGTTCAACTCAACGCAATGGGTAGGACTTGCAGGATCGGTCGTCACCTTCAACCGTGCGCCAGATAATGCGCCAACCATTGGTGTCTTCTACGTCAACGGCGCAACTAGTTGGATCGAGATCAACCGAGTGCGTTCAGGAAATCTCTCACCTGGCAATAGTGGAGTCGGCAGCATCGGCATCGGCAGCGACGGGGGGAGTTCACACCTTTCTGCGGCCGTTGCCTTTGTCGGTCTCTACAGCGGAGATCTCACTACCGACGTTCAATGGCCCACATTTTTGACGTGGGCAACGAACACTTACGTCATCAAAGGCTGACACCGGAGGCGCTGGTCGCTGAGGCTGAGGCGTGGGCTGCGGCTGCGGTCTATTTCCCGTGACAGCAACGTGTCGGCATCCGTATCTACATAAGGGCCATGTGGATACAGTTTCTATCATCTGACCCTGATTCCGACGAGTGGTAGTCGGTGTAGAAGAAATGGCCGATACCGACTTCGGTTCGGTATCGGGGCAATCTGTTGCACATCCTGACCGTTTCGACGGCCTGGCCGAGTCGTAACCACGAATCGTGTGTCAATCTTGGTACGGGCACCCCTAGAACGCTTGCTATTACAGGGTTATTAGGGGCCTGCAAAGCCCCGTACTTCCTGACCCTCGCTGGGGACCCCGGCGAGGGTCGTTTTGCGTTCTAGGCCACCGCCCGCACGGCGTCGACCGCCCGGGGCGACGAGAACTTGGCGTAGACCGCCGTGGTCGTCGGCGAGGCGTGCCCGAGCAGCGCCTGGGTGACGAGGATGTCGCCGGAGGCGTCGTGGACCCGGGTGCCGAACCGGTGGCGCAGCTGGTGCGCTGTCCAAGGCATCTCCAGTGCGGAGAAGTGGTTGTTGATGATCCGGGACACGTCGGCGGGGGAGTAGGGCAGACCGTTCTCCCGCCGGAACATCGGGCCCGTCCGGCTCGACCGGGGTAGGGCGTCGGCCACCCGGGGATGGATGGGCACGAGGCGGTCCTTGCCGCCCTTGCCCCGCACCAGCAGCATCTCGCTGTCGACGAGCACGTCCTCGAGGTGCAAGCCGGCGATCTCCATGCACCGAAGCCCAGCCCAGCCGCCGAGCACGAGCCACGTCCGCACCGGGTCGGCGGCGGCGGCGACGGCCGCCTCGAGGTCGGCGTCGGGGATGGGGCGGGGCAGCCCTTGGCGCACCTTCGGGCGCACCATCGCCACGGTCGGGTCGGCGGGCACCGTGTCGGGGTGGTGGATCACCGCCCACTCGTAGAACCGGTGCAGCGTCGAGATCCACAGGTACCGGGACTTCGGCCCAAGGTTGCGGGCGTCGAGGAACCGCTCAAGCTCGTCGCTGGTGAGCGTGGCGAGGTGGCGGTCGCCGAACCGCTGCATCGTCAGCTGTACCTTGTTACGGAATGAGTAGATCGTCCCCGGCGTGCAGTCACGGCGACGCAGGTGCTTCGTCCACTCGATCAGCAGCTCTTCATTAGTGCGCACTGTTGCCTCCTTGTCGAAAGGTGGCGAGCAACGTAGGTCGGTGCGCTCGATGGATGCCACCGTGTCGTTCGTCCGATGCTGGGTGGTTAGGCGGCAACAGGCATGGCCCCGGAGCATCTACTTCTAGAACTGCCCTCGCGGGCAACCTTGCGGCCCCGGTTGCGCCGGATGCTCGGCTCCAGGGCGACCATGACCCGCAGGTCGACGTTGAGGGCGTCGGCCAGCCGCACGGCCTGCCAGAGGTCAGGGACTGACAGGTCCCGTTCCCACTTGCCGATGAGCTGACGGGACGCTCCGCAGCGCTCCCCGAGCTGGGTCTGATCAAGCCCGAGCTCGTGCCGGCGCAGAAAGATCAACTCGCCGAGCGTGGTGTCGTTGAGCGGTGATGTAACCAGTGCCATGCCGTGAACACTACACGGCGCTACATCTCGCTACACGGCACGGCGACAGGATTCATACCCGGTTCTTGCATGTTGCGGAATGTCATGTTATAAATCGCAACATGACTCAACAGGACACGACATTCCTCACGAGTGCCGAGGTCGCTGACCGTCTCCGGGTCCACGTCGAGACGGTACGCCGCTGGGCCCGCAGCGGGCTGCTCACGCCAATCCGCACACCGGGCGGCCAGATGCGCTTCGCCGCCGCCGAGGTCGACGCTTTCACCCGGGACACGGAGGCGGCCGGATGACCTACGAGCTGTGGTTCGCCGTCGTCGCCGGGGTCACCTTCGGCGTCCTCGCCGGGGCCCTCGCCCTGCTCATCGGCGGCTGGCGATGACCGAGATCCTCGCCGCCCTTGCCGTCGGGCTGGTCGTGCCGGCCTACTACGCCGGCCGCCTCGTCGAGCTGAAGCGCTGGGCCCGCCAGCGGGACCACGCTTTCGCCGTCGTCGCCTCGGCGCACCGCCGCCTCATCGAGACCCGCCTGGCCGAGGCGCAGGCGCTGCGCATCGTGCGGGAGCAGCGGGACCTCCTCGACACCTTCGCCGACGCCGCCGAGCGCCTGAACCACCCCGGCGCCGGCCGGATCGCCCATGAGCAGATCGCCTGGGCCGCGCACCGTGCCCGCACCGAACTGCTGTGAACCACGACCAAGGAGCCACCGCCATGACCACGACCAACCAGTACCAGCGCCACGCCGAAGGGCTGCGCAACCTCGCCACGCTCGTCGACGAGCTCGACCGGTTCCTCGGGCCGCTCACCGAGTTCGTTCACGTCCACAGCAACACCTACCAAGCGAAGATGGAAGTGAGCCTGTTCGCCCCGTCCAAGGGCGAGCTGGCCGGCTCGAACTGGCACAAGGCGGTCCTGCGCCTGTCCGATCTGTTCGGCGAGCCGTTCATCGTCGACGACATCGGCACGCTCCGGGCGAGGTTCGACACGCCGTTCGACGTGCAGGTGTGCGTGTGGACCAACCGTCGCGGCTTCCAGCCCGTGCCGGCGCAGATCACTCTCGCCGAGGCGGTGGCGTGATGCCCGACCATCGCCCCGGCGGGCCCCTCGACATCCGCTTCGACGTCGAGGACGGCCGTGTGGTGCTGCGCCTCTCCGACGCCGAGCACGGCGGCGGCATGAACCTGCACTTCCCGAGCGCCGCCTGGGCGCAGGTGTGGCTCGACGAGCTCGCCACCCAGCTCGCCGACATCGAGGCCGAGCAGGTGTTCGGATGACCGACGCCGACCTCCTCGTCGCCTTCGACGCCCTCGCCGACCAGCTGCGGGCCGAGATCGCCGACGCCCGTGCGCTGCTGGCCGGCCTCGAGGCGGGCCCGGAGGACGACGCAGCGTGACCAGCCCGTCGAAGCGCAAGGGCTCGTGGTTCGAGCGGCTCATCCGGGACTACCTGGCCGAGACGATGCCGTGCGAGCGCATCCCCGCCGGCCGCAGCGACGACATCGGCGACCTGTTCGTCACCGCCCCGTCGGTCATCGAGTGCAAGAACCGCCAGCAGCTGAGCCTCGGCGCCTGGCTGGACGAGACCGAGCACAAGCAGGCCAACGCCAACAAGCCCTACCACTTCCTCGTCGTGAAGCGGCGGGGCGTCACCGACCCGGCCCGCCAGTTCGCCATCTGCACCGTCGAGCAGATGCGCCGCATCCTCGACGACCTCAACGACTAGGAGCCACATGACCACCGCCACGACCGCCCACGCCGCCGAGCACGTTGAGCCGCCCAGGGACCGCTGGGGTCGCTACCTCATCCCCGACCCCGAGACCGGCAAGCAGATGCCGTACACCCGGGCCACGACGTTCGCCAAGACCGTCAGCGACACCTTCGGGCTGACGAAGTGGATGCTGCGCATGGGCGGGCTGGGCCTCGCCCAGCGCCAGGACCTGCTGCTGGGCATCGCCGCCGCCGACCCGACCGACACGAAGACGCTCGACAGCCTCATGGCCGAGGCGAAGGAGCACGCCGGCGCCAACAGCGGGGCGACCATCGGCACCGCCCTGCACTCGTTCACCGAGCAGGTGGACCGGGGCGAGGCGCCCGCCATCCCCGCCCCGTGGGACGCCGACGTCGCCGCCTACGTCGAGGCGGTGAGCGCCGCCGGCCTCACGATCCTGCCCGAGTGGATCGAGAAGGTGGTGGTGATCCCGAGCCTGCAGGTGGCGGGCACGCTCGACCGCATCGTGCGCACCGCCGACGGGCGCCTCGTCATCGCCGATCTCAAGACCGGCAAGGACGTCTCCTACGCCATGGGCGAGATCGCCGTGCAGCTGGCGCTCTACGCCGCTGCGGAGTTCACCTTCGACCCCGCCACCGGCCTCCTCGAGCCGATGCCCGAGGTCGACCAGGCGGAGGCGCTCGTGTTCCACGCCCCGGCCGGCAAGGGCACCTGCTCGGTGCTCAGCGTCGACATCACCGCCGGCCGGGAGATGTTCGAGACCATCGAGGTGGTGCGGCAGTGGCGCAAGCGCCGGGACCTGCACACGCCGTATGTCTCCACCGGCGCAGCGGCTCCTAGCCCGGTCGCTGCGCCGGTGGACCCCGCTGCGGTGCCCGTCGACGGGCGGGCCGACAAGGAGGCCTGGTGCCTGTCAGCGGTCACCGAGCTCGTCGACGCCGGCCACGGCGAAGCGCTGGCGGGCAACTGGCCGCTGGGCCTGCCGACGTTCAAGGAGTCCCGGGAGCGGGGCCTGCAGATGACCGAGGTGTGGCTGGACATGATCCACACGGTGGCGCTCAAGGTCGCCGCCCAGGTGTCCCACCCGTTCTTCGCCTGCGGCGCCTACCCCGACGACGACGCCTTCATCCCGCCCAACCACGAGCGGGTCCAGGTGGTGCGGCAGCGCCTCGCAGCGCTGCCCAACGACATCGTCGAGCTCGTGCAGGGACAGGCCGCCGCCGCCGACATCCCCAAGCTGACCAGCGGCAAGGCCCGCCGCAGCCAGATGGACCAGATCGAGGCGTGGATCACCGCCGCCGAGGCCGACTACGCCGAGCGCCGCAGCATGGCCGCCGCCCACCTCGGCACCCTCCCCGACGAGGTGCAGCCCGCCGCCCTGCTGCTGGCCGGCGTGTCGGATCGGGCACGCCTGAGCGCCCAGGCGTGCGAGCGCCTCGCCCTGCTCACCGACGCCCACGAACTCGGGGCGCTGACCGCAAGCGGCAGCGACCTCGTCATCGCAGAGACCGGAGTCGCCGACCTCCTCGAGCGCCACGGCGGCTCGAAGCGGTCGGTGGTCGACGCCGCCAAGGGGGCGGCGACGTTGTGCGGGCTGGCCCGGCCGACCAGCTCGACGCAGGTGGCGAACGACGTGATGTTGTTCGCCGCCACCTACATGGCCAACACCCAGTAACCACTAGCAGAGAGAGAGACAACCATGACCACCATCGACTGGGGCGAGTTCCAGGGCTCGTCAGGCGACTGGCAGAAGTTCCGCTTCGAGGCCGTCGGCGACTCCATCGCCGGCGAGATCGTCGAGCTGCGGATCGCCACCATGCCCGACGGCACCCGGATGCCCGCCCTCACCATCAAGACCGAGGACAACAGCGAGTGGAGCCTGCTGGCCAGCCAGATGGGCCTGCAGCGGGCCCTCGCCCAGCACCGGCCCGCCACCGGCGACACCATCGCCATCGTCTACACCGGCGACGGCGAGGCCAAGCCCGGCAAGTCGGCGCCGAAGCTGTTCGACGTCGTCATCAAGCGTGGCGACGACGCCGTGCCGGCCGCTGCGGCCCCGGCGCCTGCCCCGGCCGCCCCGTCGGCCTCGAGCCTGATCTGAGAGGGGACGCCACGATGACGATGGACGAACTGCATCAGCGACTGCGGGAGATCGGTGAGGCGCTGTTGGGCCTGGCTGACCGGATTGCAGACGAGAACCACGGCGTTGCGGAGATTTCTGATCTGACGCAGCGGACAAGGTCCAAGGTCGAGCGCACGGAGGAAACGGCGCGACAGGGCTACGCATGGACGGCGAAGGACGACGACGACCTTCTGACCATGTACCAGCTCAACGTCGACCTTTCCGTGATTGCCAAGGCTCTGAAGCGGACGGAGAAGGGCGTTTACGACCGCCTGTTCCACAAGGACAGCCCGCTCCGCCATCGTCTCGGCAATGACGACGGCACTGACGTGACCGACGTCGCCTGACCCACAGATCCCCACCTGCTCCGGGAGGGCCCGGGCGGGGGACAGCCGCAGCCACGGCAACCCCCGCCCGGTACCCGGAGCACCCGCCACGACCGCCCATTCACGACAACCGGAGCAGATGCCATGAAGACGTTACTGACCACCGCCATCGTCGCCGCCCTCGCCCTGCTGGGCTGGGCGGTGGACCTCCTCGCCGGCCTCGAGCCGGTCGCCTTCCTCGCCACGCTGGTGCTCATCGCCCTGGCCGGCTGGGCGGGCATCATCTACGCCACGGCCCGCCAGGCCGACGCCGGGGCGGCCCGCCGCCGGCGTGACGCCGAGTTCGCCCGCCGTGCCCGGGTGGTTCGGTGATGGCGGGGGAGCACGGCACGCCTCGTTCATTCCGCAGTGGGTGCCGCTGCAGCGAGTGTCATGCCGCCATTGCCGACTACCACCGGCGGAAGCGCGACAGGCAACGGGAACGCGCCCGAGCTCGACGTGAGTCACGGCGCATGAACGCCGTCGCCGACGTCGGGCTCCCTGCAGCGCCCGCTTTCGACACTTCGTGGATGGCGGCGGCGGCCTGCCGTGACGTCGACACCAGCGTCTTTTTCGCCAAGCAGCCGAAGGATCGACTGGTCGAAGCGGCGAAGCGCATCTGCGAAGGCTGCGAGGTCAGCCGGCAGTGCCTCAACTTCGCCATCGCTACTTGTGCCGTCGGCGTGTGGGGCGGCACCACTGCCGAGGAACGCCGCAAGCTGCGGCCCGACAGCATTTCCTGCGCTGACTGCGGGGAGCCGATGGCGTGGAAGTCGGTGAAGCACGTTCGCTGCGCCGAGTGCTACCCGGCCTACCGCCTGCAGCAGAAATACGGCTGGGACCACGAGGTCGGCAAGTTCCGCCAGGAGGCGTCGGCATGATTGACGTGCTGCACCATCTCCACGCCCTGCTTGACGACGAGCGGGCCAAGGCCCCGACACTGCGGAACACCGAGCTCGTCGACGTGCTCGACGCTGCCGCCGGCGAGATCGAGTGGCAGCGCAAGGCCATCGCCCGCCTCGAGGCGCGCATCGCACGACTGGAGGGTCTGGCGTGAGCACCTACGCAGAGTTCCTTGAGCGCAAGAAGCGCAAGGCGTCACCCACGGGGCGCACTGTGTCCGCCCACGACGTGAACCCGACCCTGCACGAGTGGCAGCGGGAGATCGTCGCCTGGGCGTGCAACGTCGGCCGGGCCGCCATTTTCGCCGACTGCGGACTCGGCAAGACGTTCATGCAGCTGGAGTGGGCGCGGCTCATGGCCGACACGACGCTGATCCTCGCCCCGTTGTCAGTGGCCCGCCAGACCGTGCGGGAGGCGACCAAGATCGGGCTGGAGGTCGCCTACGTCCGCAACGGCGACCAGGTGACCGGCCCGGGCGTGTGGATCACGAACTACGAGATGGCCGACCAGTTCGACGCTGCCACGTTCGGCGCCGTCGTTCTTGACGAGTCGAGCATCCTCAAGAACCACATCGGCCGCACCCGGAACACGCTGGTTCAGCAGTGGGCGCAGACCCCGTACCGGCTGGCCTGCACCGCCACCCCGGCCCCCAACGACGTCACCGAGCTCACGAACCACGCCGAGTTCCTCGGGCTCATGCCCCGGAACGAGATGTTGGCGGCGTACTTCATCCACGACCAGGACGGCTGGCGGCTGAAAGGCCACGCCGCCCTGCCCATGTACCAGTGGATGTCGACGTGGGCCATGGCAGTGCGCCGGCCGTCAGACCTCGGCTACCCCGACGACGGCTACGATCTCCCGCCGCTGACCATCAAGGGCGAGCCCGTCGACGTCGACGTCGCTCCCGACGGCCAGCTTTTCGCCACCGACCTCGGTGGCATCGGCGGCCGACACGAGATCCGGCGCAGCACCCTCGACGCCCGGGTCGAGCGTGCGGCCGAGATCGCCAGCGGCCCCGGCCAGTGGATCGTCTGGTGCGGACTGAACGACGAGGCCAGCCGGGTCGCCGCCCTCGTCGACGGCGCCGTGAACGTCGAGGGCAACTGGGACCCCGACGCCAAGGCCGAGGCCATGGAGCAGTTCCAAGACGGGCAGATCCGGGTCCTCGTCACCAAGCCGGCCATCGCCGGGTTCGGCATGAACTTCCAACAGTGCAACCAGATGATCTTCCTCGGCATGAGCGACTCCTACGAGTCGTACTACCAGGCCATCCGGCGCTGCTGGCGGTTCGGGCAGGCGAGCGCCGTGGACGTGCGCATCGTCGTGTCCGAGCTGGAGCAGCAGATCGTCAACAACGTCCGAGAGAAGGAAACGCAGGCCGCCACCATGACGGCCCAGCTCGTCGAAGCCATGAACACCGCCAAGGAGGCACCGTGACACTCATTGACCCCCAGCCCTACATCGTCGACGACGCCGAAGGCGCCGGATGGCGAGTAATGCTCGGCGACTCGTGCGAACGCCTCGCCGAGGTCCCCAACGAGAGCGTCGGGCTCAGCGTCTACTCGCCCCCGTTCGCCAGCCTGTTCACCTACTCGCCATCGGACCGGGACCTCGGCAACAGCACGAGCCGCAGCGAGTTCATCGAGCACTACGGCTTCATCATCGACGAGGTGCTGCGGGTGACGATGCCTGGGCGTCTGACCGCCGTTCACTGCCAGCAGATCGCCACCCAGAAGGGCAGGGATGGAGCCATCGGCCTCTCCGACTTCCGTGGCGACCTCATCCGGGCCCACGTTGAGCGGGGCTGGATCTTCCATGGCGAGGTGACCATCGACAAGGACCCGCAGGCCCAGGCCATCCGCACGAAGGCCACGTCGCTCATGTTCGTGACCCTCAACAAGGACTCGTCGATGAGCCGCCCCGCCCTGGCTGACTACGTCCTGCTGTTCCGCAAGCCCGGCGACAACGAGACGCCCATCAAGCCGGACTGCGACAACGAGACGTGGATCGAGTGGGCGAGGCCCGTCTGGTACGACATCCGAGAGACGGACACCCTGAACACCGCCGTCGCCAAGGAGAACAACGACGAGCGGCACATCTGCCCACTGCAGCTGCCCCTCATCGAGCGTTGCATCCGGCTGTGGTCGAACCGGGGCGAGACCGTGCTCTCGCCGTTCACCGGAATCGGGTCGGAGGGCTACGTCGCCGTCAAGTGGCGCCGCAAGTTCGTCGGCTGCGAACTCAAGCCGAGCTACTGGCACACGGCCGTGCGCAACCTCCAGCTCGCAGAGCAGCAGGCCGCCACCCCGTCACTGTTCGGCGAGGAGTGATGGCGACCGTGTGGACCCGGCTGCGGCCGGCGCTGCCGCTCTACGCCGTGTACGCCTCCCTCACCGTCATCGCCGGCAGATTCCAGGACGTTGACCTGCTGCCGATGGTGCTGCTGCTCCTCGCTGGCGCTGCGCTCGGCGGTGCCGTCTGGAGGTACGGGAAGTGAGCGCAGACTGCAGGCACGAGTACGTCGTCGTGGAAGCCCACCCGATGTCGCTGTCCAAGGTCATGTGCCGGGTGTGCGACCTCACTTTCGAATCCATGTGGATTGAGCGTCTTATTGGCGACGGTTGCGAGTGTCCGATTGGCACGCCGTCGCGCATTCCTGCGTGTGACTACTGCGGCTATCAGAATTGGTTGGAGGATCGTGACTGACGACGTTCGTTTCGCAATAACGAGAGACATTTTGGACCGCTTGCACTGGTCATTCGATGACGCATTGAGCGGCGGTCAAGTGGATCCAAAGCTGCTAGATGATGCAGCCAACGACATTGAGTGGTTGCGCTCAATAGTGGTCGCCATTCTGAATGGACCATTTTCGGGCACGTCTACTGAACGACGCGCCCGTTACGCCGATCCCTCCTGGCAACAGGTTCATGACGCAGTGGACATGTGGGAGCGCAGCCGTGACTGACGACATCGTTCAGCGGCTCCGCCAGTGGACCCCGGCCGATTGCTGGGCGTGCGACAGCGCGGCGTGCTGGAACAGGACGCCAGCGGACCGCTGGACGTGTGAAAGCCCAGAATGCTGGAACAGCGTGACCCCTTCGTGCGAGTGCACCTGCCACATCCACTTCGGCAAGGAAGCAGCCGACGAGATCGAGCGGCTGCGGGCGGAGGTTGCGCGACTTGAAGAGTCAGCGGGCAATTGGGGTTTGCCGACTTTCGATCAGATCCTCGAGGCACTGCAATCACCAGCTGACAACCGGGGGCGTGGCAGGTGAGCGGCTACGACGACTGGCTGGCAGCGCCCTACGACGACGCCCCCGAGTGCCCCGACGGCTGCGGCGAGGACTGGTGCAGCTGCGCCGAGGCCCTCGCCGACCAGCGGGCTGAGGAGGCGGCGGAGTGATCCACCCGACCCTCGCCGCCGCCCTCACCTACATCGACCAGGGCTGGCGGGTCATCCCGATCCGGCCCGGGGAGAAGCGCCCCGCCCTCGCCGCCTGGCAGGACGCCGCCACGCTCGACCCCGACCTCGCCACCGACTGGTTCACCCGCTGGGCCGACCACGGGGTCGGGATCGCCTGCGGGGAGGCGTCGGGGCTGTTCGTCATCGACGTCGACAACGCCAAGGGCAAGGTGGGGGACCGCACCCTCGCCGAGCTGGAGGCGAAGTACGGCCCGCTGCCGGAGACCCACACCGTGCGCACCGGCTCAGGCGGCTGGCACTTCTACTTCCGCTTCGACCTCACCCGGCCGCTGCGCAACGGCGTGCTCGGCCCCGACATTGACATCCGGGGCGAGGGCGGGCAGGTGCTGGCGCCGCCGACGATTCATCCGACGACAGGGCAGCCGTACCTCGTCCACCTCGACGTGCCCGTCGCCGACGCCCCCGAGTGGGTGTACGACATCCTCCTCGCCCCGGCCCCGGCGCCTGCCTCAGCCCCGGCGCAGCCGGCGGGCAGCCAGGGCGAGGACGGCCCGGCCCAGCGGTACAACGAGGCGACGACGTGGGAGGAGCTGCTCACGGCCGACGGCTGGACGCTGCACCACGTCGACCGCTCCGGCGAGGCCCACTGGACCCGGCCCGGCAAGGACAAGCGGGACGGGACCAGCGCCACGACGAACTACGAGGGCCGGGACTGCCTCGTCGTGTTCACCTCGAGCGTGCCCGCCCTGGAGCCGAACAAGGCGTACTCCCGCTTCGGGTACTACGCCGCCACCCGCCACGGCGGCGACCGCAGCGCCGCCGCTGCGCAGCTGCGCAGCGAGGGGTACACGCCCGACCTTGTCAGTTGGATTGAGCAGCCGACCGTCGTGCCGGCCGCCCTTGACCCCGACACCGGCGAGGTCGTCGACGACGACGCCTGGGAGGAACCGATCCCGCTGGGCCTCGGCGTGCGGGAGTTGCCCTCGTTCCCTGTTGACGTGTTCCCCGACTGGCTCGCCGAGCATGTCACGGCGGTGGCGGCCGACATCCAGGTGCCCATCGACCTGCCGGCCACCATCGCCCTGGCGGCCCTCGCCGCAGTCTCGGCCCGGTACATCGAGGTCGAGGCCGACAGCTGGGTGACGCACACGAACCTGTACCTCGTCGTCGCCAGCCCGCCCGGGCAGGGCAAGTCGCCGGTGTTCTCGGCGATGGTCTCGTGTATCGAGGAGTTGCAGGCCGACCTCGCCGTCAGCCTCGGCCCCGCCATCGCCCAGGCCGAGCTCACCCGTCGGGTCGCAGAGAAGCAGGCCCGCAAGGCCGAGGAGCGCGGCGACGCCGACGAGGCGTGGATTCACTACCAGACGGCGCTCGCCGTCGACGTGCCCCGCACCCCACGTCTGATCGCCGACGACGCCACGCCCGAGGCGCTGACCAAGCTCCTGAGCGAGAACGCCGGCCGCATGGCGGTCATGTCAAGCGAGGGCGGGGTGTTCGACCTCATGACCGGGAAGTACTCCGACCGGGCGAATCTCGAGGTGTACCTCAAGGCCTGGTCGGGCGACACCATCCAGGTGGACCGCATCAACCGGGAGCCCGAGTACGTCCGCAAGCCGGCGCTGACCATCGGGCTCACCGTGCAGCCCATGGTCATCCAGCGCCTCGCCAACAAGCCGGAGCTCGCCGGCCGGGGACTGACCGCCCGGTTCATGTACGCACTGCCGCCGTCCAACGTCGGCTACCGGGACATGACCAAGCGGCGAGCGAACCGCAAGGCGCAGCAGCGGGCCTACGACGCCGCCCTCGTCGACCTGTACCGCCGGCTCTCCAGCTACCAGAACCCGGGCCGCCTCTCGCTCAGCGAGGACGACATGGACCGGTTCGCCCACTGGCGGCAGAGCATCGAGGTGCGCCGGGCCGAGGGCGGCGACCTGCACCCCATGGCCGAGTGGTCGACCAAGCTGGAGGCGTCGGTGCTGCGGCTGGCCGGGCTGCTGCACCTGGCGCACGGCGGCGCCCACCACGGCACCGTCGACCCGGGAGCGCTCGACCTGGCGCTCATCGTCGCCGACTACTGGATCGAGCACGCCTTCGCCGTGCACGACCTGTGGGGCACCGACGACACCTTGGCCGGCGCCCGCGTCATCCTCGCCTGGCTGTCCCGGGAGAACCGGGCCACGTTCACCCCGTCGGACGTCCAGAAGAAGCTGCGCAGCCAGTTCAACCGCATCGCCGACACCGTCGAGCCGCTGAAGCTGCTGGTCGAGCGGGGCTGGATCAGGCCGACCTTCGACGGGCCCATTGAGGTGGGGCGCCGGGGCAAGCCCAGCTCGGTGTTCGCCTTCCACCCCAGCGCCCGCCCTGTGGATAACCACACCGGCCGTGGCGTGGTGTCTCGCGAATGGCGCACAACTTCAACATCGCTAGAGGAAGTTTCGCGTCATTCGCGTCATTCGCGTAAAGGGGAATCTGGGCCACTCACTCTCTCTGTACAGGCCCCCATGGACGGGGTACCCCCCGCGAATGACGCGAATGAGACACAACTCGCCAATCCACAGGTTTCCGTGCCCGAGCCTGACGACGACCCGCCGGCGGAGCCCTACGCCGGCCCGCTGCCCGAGCCCGAGCCCGACCTGTCGGGGCTGTTCTGATGCGCCCGTATCCGTCGACCGCCGCAGATCGGAACCCATGAACCGTGACCTGGCTCAAGCGAGCAGCGTGCCGAGGCCTCCCGGCCCACTGGTGGTACCCGCCGTCACCCATCACCACCGAGGCGACGGTGAACCTGCGCAAAGCGAAAGCGCTCTGCGCCGGGTGCGAGGTGCGCTTGGAGTGCCTCAAGGCCGGCATGGACGAGGACTACGGGCTCTGGGGTGGCGTCAGCCCGAAGGCCCGGCGCCGGATGCGGAAGGCGGCGAGCTGATGGTGGCCAACGGTGATCCCCGCAAGTCGCACCGCTGGCACCAGGTGCGCGCCCAGGTCCTGGAGTCGAGCACGGTCTGCTGGCTCTGCGGCAAGCCCGGCGCCACCGAGGTCGATCACGTCCTGCCCTACAAGTACTTCCCGGAGCTCGTGTTCGAGCTGAGCAACCTGCGGCCGGCCCACAAGAAGTGCAACTCGTCCAAGGGCGCCGGGACCGGCGGCGCCACCCAGCCCATGCCAAGGAGCCGACGATGGTGAACCTCCCGCCCGACAGCCGCCGCTACCTCGCCATGCACAAGCGGCGGGTGTGCCGGCCGTTCCACCTGCGCTGGCTCCTGCCGCTGACCCTGCGCGGAAACGTCAAGGCGTGGACGTGGGCGACCCGCACCGCCGTCGTCGCCATCGGCCTGCTCACCGCCATCTACACCGGCAGCCCGTGGATGGCGGCGGTGGCGTTCCTGCCGGCCATGACGTGGAACTGGCACAACCCGGTGATGGTCGACATGGTCGGCATGGCGTGGGCGCTGGCCACCGCCCTGGTGGCGCTCGAGGGCTGGTGGTGGCTGGCCATCCCGATGGCGCTGGTCGGCGGCACGATCCGGGAGACCGTGCCGGTGTGGGCAGCCATCTACGCCTGGCACCCGGCGCTGCTCGTCGGGCTGGTGCCGGTGGCGGTGCGCTGGGCGATGCGGCACGGCGCCGACACCTGGACCGATCACAACGCCGAGCTCGTCGCCCGCCCGTTCATGGCCGGCCAGCTGTTCCACCGAGGACGCTGGCGTGACCCGCTGCTGATGGTCACACCGTGGGCCGGGTTGATAGCCGGGGTGGTTGTGATGGCCGGGGGGGTATTTGATGC